TGGTTCAATGATTCGATTCTTAAAGTTACAAGTCAGAATGAATCCGCAGTTCTTAGAGTATTCCTCCATGAAGTTGCGAAGAGCAGGTTGAGTTGAGTTTGGATTCAGATAATCTGCCTCATCAAGGATGACATACTTGCGGCCGCCTTGTAGTGAGACTGAAGAAGCAAACTGTTGAATATAGTTTCGAAGTGTATCAATGTTGCCGTTCATAGAACCATTGATCACGATATAGTCACATTCAAGTTCTTCAAGCATCGCCCGAGCGATTGTAGTTTTACCTACACCTGCTGAACCTGATAAAATTAGATTGGGTATGTTTCCCTGAGTTACAAACTGTTGAAAGGTTTGTTTGAGTTCATCAGGAAGGATAGTTTCGTCAACTGTTTTCGGCCGAAATTGCTCGACCCATAGGAAGTCATCACGCATAATATACTCATTTCATTCACAAAGATACATAAAGTGGAGCGGCGCCAAGGAATTTAACCTTGCTAATCTCACTGGACGCGAGATTTGTCACAGACTCGCCGCAATAGTAAAAGGGGGCATTGCGCCCCCTTAATCATTTATACAAGGCCTTGAGCAAGTGCCTTGTAACCCGCCGCAACTACTGATCGAGACGCGGTGCCGAGACGATATGTTGAGACGCGAGCGCGTCCTCGTGAATCGGTGCCACCGTTATTTAGATAGATAGGAAAACCTTCTTGACGAAGAGTGTTAACTACCGCTGTTGGATTTGCTGCGCCGAATCGGGCAGAAATCTGCTTTGATGATAATACTTCACCGTTGGTTAAAGCGTTTAGTACTCGCCGTTTTTGTGTCATAATGTTACTCCATTTTTAGTTTCATAATCAGAATCATTTGCGATTCTTTTACCATAGTAACAGATCATTGCTGATATGTCAATATATTTTTAGAAATGTACTGTTGCCCCGTCCCTTCGCGCCAGTACCGGCAATATGTCATATCTGTGCGACATTGCCCCCATTTGTACTTAATTAAAAGTAGAGTTGCTCTCAATGCTAACCCAATATTCAATGTCAGTTGACTTGAAGTTTGCTATACTCTGAGAAGATATGCTTACCTTATAGTTATCACTCAACAGTTTCAGGTTCTCAGTCTTAAACACAGCGACAAACTCTTTATCAGTTTCTCCCACGGTGATGTCGTATTTATCAGAAGTTGGATTTTTGGTATCCAGTGCGCGAAGAAGTATTTCTCCACCTTCACCAATGACTGCCAGTTCAGGCAATGATAGAATGCCAATCGCCTTCATCACTTCATCAAGGTTATCTTGAGTAAGATCAAATTGTATATCGAAATTATCAACTTCAATTTCCTTGTTTGGAGGAACAACGATTGTACTTGGATCAGCGTATGTATAACTGACAGAACGGCCCTCGGACTGAATGCGTATCTTTCTCTCTTCAAGTTGAAAGGTTGGATCCGCGAACATTGATGAGATACCTAACAGTCGAGATAAATCGTAGATAGCAAAGTCACCATCAACCACATCTTCAAGGTTTGCTTTTGCCAACATCGTCCTGTTAGGCGAAATGGTTCGTAGTGTTTGACCTTCATTAAACTGAATGGAAGGATTGATTGTCGCAAAATTGCGAAGTACTTGCGTTGTGCGAGTGCCAAATTTCATAATATATTTCTCCGATTACTTCTTTTTACCAAGTTTTGATGGGTCAGCAGTTGCCGCCGCACCGACAGAGGCGAGATGCGCGAGCGATCCACCAAATATGTAAGAACCAACATGTTTCAGTTCCATCCAAGGGCACAGCCAAACTTTCATACCCATTCGTTGTACGTTGTAACAGAACATATAATCTTCAGATAAGTATCTGTTGGAATATTCCTTACGATCTATACCATAACGTTTATCGGCGAGAAAGTCAATAACTTCTTCTTTTGTAGGCGATTTATTTTTCTCATAGAATGCGGTGATCTCAGGTACAAGGTTCTGTGACTTGTCATCAATGAGTGCGTCAAAGTATGCCATGATCTCCCGCGTACCATCAAAGTTAGCAGTGCGAACATGATCTGGTTTGTAATAGAACTGTGGGTATGCTTCAGCATATGCCTCAAATGTTCTTCGTTGAATCATCATAAACCCTGTGCCGCCTTCTAATACTTCACAAGGTTCACCGATCTTAATGTTATTGCCTCCTGTTTTAGGATTGAATACATAGTCACCGACATAGTTCTCAAGTTGATTCGGATCATCATCAGCAGCACCGCGATCAACAGCAGCCTTAATCTTTTCCCAAGAGATAGTCTTTTTAGGATAAGGTCCACAGAGAACATTATAGTCTTCGTTCTGAACAGACATAGCTAACAACGCAATCACATCATTGGCATTGAAACCAATATCGGAATCAATGAACATCATGTGAGTGCAATCGCTTCGCATAAACTCGTCGGCGCAATAGTTTCTTGCGCGAGTGACCAGAGACTCGTTGAATAAGAAGTAAAACTGTAGTGGTATTTGATATTTCGCACACAACCCGGTCAAGTCCGCGATTGACCGAGTGAACATGCCGGCGCATTGTCCTCCGTACATAGGTACAGCAAGAAATATTTTTTGATTTCTTAGTTCTTCAACTGGTACATTAATTTCCATGTATCGTTCCTTGTAGAGATTTTATAAGTTTATCTTGTTTCTTCAGCTTTCGCTTAATCATTTTGGTTTTGTGTTTTGCCTTTTCAAGATTATATTTGCTCGCACGAGTCAGATACATGTTGCCATCTAAATGATCGATCTCGTGTTGAAAGGCTCTTGAAACAACACCATCAAATCCGTGGGTTCGTATTTCGTTATGTTCGTCTACGAACCTCGCTCTTATAATTTCTGATCTTCTTATTCTAACAAACAGAAGAGGGAATGTCAAGCAAGTTTCATTCATTACTGCCGATTCTTCTGAATAATATGTAATCTTTGGATTAAAACATATCATTACAGGATCGGTGTTGATAGCAAACACTCTATAAGGAAGTCCGATCTGATTCGCAGAAAGTCCTACACCTTTCCAATCGCCAAGAGCGGTCTTCAGTTTTTCTGCTATCTCTACAGGGTCTTCGGGAGGATTATTGAAATCGAAAGTTTCAATCTTCGTGTGAAGGTGGGGATGGTTCGGTTTCAGGAGTTTCATAGTCATACGGAGTATCTACCTCAATTATTTTAAATTCATCATCATTCTTTTTCAGTTCTTTGCGGGCATAATGCGCCGCCATGTCTTCTTCCATAAACAATTTCAAGAATTTCTTAGTGCGACTCATATTGAGATCAAGCACATCGAAGTAACGATCTTGACTCTGTTCGCGTATAGTAGTAACAATTTTGTATGGCATTATATAATCCTCTAAGCAGCAATTTGAGAAAAATTCTTATTCTTCTCGAACCTAATATTAGAATGAAATTTATCAAACAGCGCATCTCCATGATGGCTGATGACAAACACATTGGTGTCTTTGTTCAGGTCAGTTATGATCTTTAAAAATTCTTCTGTACCTGTTGTATCTAAACTACTGTCAAATACTTCATCCATAATGAGTAGATTTGTTGTTGAGGAGTTACGCAATTTGGCCACCGCTCTCCAAGTGAATAACAATGCCAAATCAATCCTCATCTTCTCACCTTCTGAAAATGATTCATATGTAAACTCATCTCTAAATCGCGACTTAATTTTCTCGTTAAAGTTTTCATCAAGTTCAAACTGAACAAAGAAGTCCATCATCGCGAGATATTTATTCATCAGTTTATTAATGACCGGAACATATTGCCGAACAATTTTTGTTTTGATGCCGCCATCCTTCAATAGAGAATAGGCAATATCATACTGTTCTTTCAGTTGAATAAACTCTCTCTGTTGTTTGGTAGAGTCACTAAGATCGTCCTTAAGCGCGTCTAAGTCATCAGATGAGGTATCTAGTGTGTCACTTACTTCCTCCTGTAACTTTGTCTGGTAGTCGTTTACAGTGCGCCTGGCGTGACTTAAACTACTGGTTAGTGATATGATTTCGTTGTTGAGTTTCGATATTTTTTCCTGTGTTTGAGAGATTTCTCCCAGACGATCATTGATAGACTTATACTCATCAGCGGCAAGAATCAGTCCGTCCTCAAGTTCGCTCTTTTTCATTCGTTGCTTTTCAACATGACCTTCAACGAACGCAGAGTCCAAATCCTGTTTACAAGTAGGACACTCATCGTTGTTACAGAAAAAGTCTATGTCTTTCTGTAAGGATGATACCTTATGTTTGAGTTGATAACTATACTTGTCCATCTTCTTGATTTTATTATCAAGAGAAGTTTTATCATTAATTGTTTCCTGGAGTTTTATCTGTTGATGTTGCGTCAACTCCAATAAAATAGTTATTTCCTGAGTCTCCGCCACGATTTCTTTAATCTTTTCTTCTATAGACTCTCGATTTATTCTCTTCAATGATTGAACTTCATTTAAGTGCTTGTGTGTGAGATGTATCTTTTGTTCAAGCAGTTCAATCTTTTGTTTGAGTTCAATCAGTTGGTCTTTATTCTTGGCGATCTTATCTTTCAACAATATATGCATCTTCGTGAAGATTTCAATATCAAGCAGGTCTTCAATCACCGTTCGGCGTTCATGTGCCTTCAGTTGCATGAATGGTGTGAAGTTTGCAGAACCAATTACTACAATTTGACCGAACGACTTGTGATTTAGTTTGAGAATATTTTTCTCAAGATATTCTTGATACTCACGTATACTTGCATTCTGATCTATTAGAACATCATCGCAGAATATTTCAAACAACGCAGGTTTGATACCGCGGCGAATTAAATAAGATTTGTTCTTGACCAAGAACTCAATCTCAACTAGGCAGTTCTTATTTGTGATACTGTTAATCAACTGTGGTTTGTTGATATTGCGATAAGGTTTACCATACAATGCAAACGAGATGGCATCCAACATTGTTGATTTACCGGCACCGTTATCACCTACAACCAAGGTAGAGGGTGATCGGTTAAGTTTTATTTCGGTAAATTGATTACCGGTGCTTAGAAAGTTTGACCATCTTACGGTCTTAAAGTGTACACTCATTCAATACTCAATGCGTCATGGTATAAATCATAAAATAAATCTTCAATAGGTTTTGCATTATCTAAGTTGAGATTTCCAATATACTTCTTAATAATGGAGACAGTATCTTCCGCTTCATTAATTATGTCAGAATCATCCTCAATGTCAAGATTGAAGTTGTCTTCAACAATCTGTAAATGTGTCGGTAAGTTTAGGTTCAACTTATCTATGAACACATCAAACAGGTATGGATTGTTTTTTTGCTTGACCACAACCTTTACATATGTATTTTCAAGGTGAGAAAAATCTTGATCTAAAATTTCTTGCTCCGTTTTTTCAGTGTCATCATAGAACACCTTATAGAACATTCTATACGGATTCTTCACATATGTCAAGCTCTTTTCTTCAGTATCGAAAATATGAAATCCTCGATCGTCATTATAGTCTGACCAAGTCATCTCATACGGTGATCCGAGATAGTGTATGTTATCCTTCGAAGACTTATGGTGAAAGTGACCTGAACAAACAAGATCAAACTTTTCAAACACTTTATGTGAAAGTCCATGATCATTGACTGCGCCGCGATACATCTCAAAACCAGTAAGTTCTAGGTGCGACATCATGATAGTGGCATCTGTCTCATTCGCCATTGACATACACTTGTCATAGTTCTCATTGTTAATCCAAGGCATCATGAGAATCTCGGTGTCATCAAAGGTGACTTCAGTCGGTGTATCATACACGCGCATGTTAGGATATTCACCGAGCAACAGTGAAGGCGCATTGACTCGGTTCGTATTCTTAAAGTAGATATCGTGGTTGCCTATGATACAATGTAACTCAATATTTCGTCTAACAATTTCGTCAAACCAATAATCACGGCAACGACCAAGAGTATCAAAATTAACATACTTCCGGCGATCGAATATGTCACCCAACTCAATAATGGTATCAATACCTTGTTCTTCAAGATATGGGAAAAAGAATTCTTTGTAGAACTTAGCAAAGAAGTCATGGAAGTGTAATGAGTCATTTCGAACTCCAAAGTGTTGATCTGTGATTAGGGCAATTTTCATAATATATTAGTCCTTAACAAATTTCTCGACCCCCTTAGGCGCGACATCTTTCTTCGGTTTTTTCTTCTCATACTTCTGTATGATTGGTTGCATCTTCTCATTCTGAATGTCAAAATTGGCGAACGGGTTTCCTTCTTCTTCTGACATATCACACTCAAGCATAAATGCCTCTAAAGATTTATATTTGATATAAGTTTGTTTCTTCTCTTTTTCAATGCGACGAAGAAACGCATACCAAATAATTTGCGTGAAGTAAGCAAAAGGATTCTTAGATTTCTCAGGATTAAAACTATGGACTGCGTTCACACAGTTCTCAATCGCATCAGATACCATCTCGTCTTTGTAAGTGTAACCGACAAAGTTTCCTTTGTTTGAAAGTCTGGTAGAGATTAGAATAAATGCTTCACCTATCTTATTCGGTATCCTCGGCACCGGCTTATTTTCGGCCTTGGCAATTTCTGATGCCTCTTTGTATTCAATTAAGAGTTGATAGAATTCTTTGTTGTTAATATATTCCGCCATGTTACATTCCTATTGTATTGTCGTGTTGCTAGAGTACATTTCCAAGAGTGCTAAAAATGAGTCATCGTCTTTCTCGCTTCCAACATCATCAAATAATGAAAATACATTTGATGTTTTTCCCTTGTTCTCAAAGGCCGCAAGATAGTCGGCTTTTATTTTCTCAATCACTTTTTCGTAATACTCAACAACATTGGGTAACGGATCATTGAATATATGTAATACATTTTCATTGCTAAAGAAGACATTGAACTCGGCAACAAGAGCGCAATACTTCATGAGTGCTACTGTTGGTCGTCTATCTTCATTCAGTGAATATCTTATTATACATGCGCCGCCAATGTCAATACCTCTTTCTGTAATTTCTAAGATTTCACCAATAATATCAGTGCCATCTTTCAATCTAACCATCGCATATTTCATTCGACACCAACCTTATAAAATTTATATTCAAACTCTTCCTCATCATATATTTTGACACGCTCAATTAAGTGACGCATAGTAAAGTTCAAACTCTTTTTCCAAGTCAAGTCATCAGCAATATCATACAACACCGCCTTTTCCTTTGTTGAAGATTTTCGCAGAGATCGACCGATAGACTGTAAGTTTCTTATCTTAGACTTAGAAGGAGAGGCGAAGATAACAGAATGTAAATTTCGTATGTTGACACCTGTTGAGAAAGTGCCGTAACTCGCAATAATAATTGCGTCATTTTCTTCTTCAACAATTTTTCGTATTTCGTCTCTCTCTTCACCTGAAACTCCTCCATAGACAAAAAAGACTTTGCGATCTTTTGCGATGTCGTTTATCATATTATAAAGTATTTTACCATGTTTGTCAACATATTGAAACAAAAGAAGTGTATTACCTTCCAACGACATCGCAAGATTTTTTATAAAGTTATTTCTTCCTTCGTGTGATACTAAAAAGTCCATTTCGTTTTGATAAGTCAAAGCGTTGATCTCTTTTTTATTTTGATCGGAATATGTCAACGATATGATTTTAATTTTAAAGTCAGCAAGATGTTCCTCGTCCATTAGTTTCTTCGTGGTCGTAACTTGATTGACAGGTCCAAACAATCCTTCAAGCACCAGTTTGTGTGTCTTGGTACCATCAAGTGTGCCAGTAAATCCATAACGGTAACGACAGTCTGTCAGTTTACTCATTATGTTTGATAACGACTTAGACTTAAATAGGTGTGCTTCGTCACCAATCACCACATCATATCTGTCAAACCACTGTTTCGGAAGTTTGTAAAGCGACTGCCAAGTTGAGATCGTTACGGGCTTGTCGGTCTCTTTGTCTTGACCTTGATATATTTTATGACAATATTTGTCCGAATTGAATCCATAGTCAGCAAAGTCTGAATACATTTGATGAACAAGTGAGGTTGTTGGAACGATTAGGAGTGTTGTCTTTAGATAGTAACGAAGTATCATGTATATAATAAATGATTTGCCAGAGGCAGTGGGAGAAAGGAATAGACAACGATTATAACGTACAGCATCCACAAAAGCACTGACCTGATAGTCTCTAGGTTCAAGAGTAAATTTCTGTTGCGACAAAAACTCTTGAGCCTCGGCGACAGAGAAGTTAACAGCTGAGTTGTCGTATAAGAACTCAATTGAGTATCCTCTTTCTTTCGCAAAAACTTCAATGTATTTTTCAAGTCCAGCATAGATTCTACCCGTGTTCGCATCCAACAATCTTATCTTACCGTCCCATAATTTTGCGCGATAGGATGGAATGAACTTATATCCGGGAACATAAAACGAGAAGAATTGGAAGAGTTCCATTATGATGCCCATATCGTCACACTGGACTCTGTTATAGACCTCATTCACTTTATCAATTTTTATATCGCTCAAATTCCTGCCTGCATTCTACGGAAGTCAATCGCTGACTTCACTTGCCATCCAAGTGTGCTAATGGTTTTGATGATTGACTCAAGTAAATTAATTTTCTCCTGTTGATAAGCGACACGGAGATTTGTTTGTATAATATCGGAGTCACCGTCAAGATACATAGCAACATCAGCACGAAGTATCTTACCTTTTGCGGGTAACTTCCATCCCATTTCTATTTGATCTTGAGTTGGACCATCTGTATAAAATTCATACTTATCCAGTCTCAGACATTTCGCCTCAGACTCTATTTTCCGTAGAATTAATTTTTCTTTAGATAATATCTCATAATACTTATGGTGTAGTTTTGCGATAGATAAAGCGGTGCTATCCAATTCCAACTGATCCAGTTGTGAGTCTATTGACCATAATTCATGTATTTCTTCAAGTTTCATAAACTACCTTCGCGTATAATATACCATTATACTACTTATCTATACAGATGTAAAGATATAATTCTGAAATCTGAAAGATGCGGTTGCTTCAATGTATTCAATAGCGGTGTCGCGAGTGTCCACCGTGATAGGAGAGAGACTGATAGGAAATAAATCTTCAATGAATATCTGCGTTGTTACATTCATCGCACTGGAGAGAATTGACAAGGTGGCGTCAGAGAAAATACCATCACCACTCTGTATTGTTTTATCTCTGATTGATTTGAACTGACCATGATTATCGGGAAATCCTAACGCGGTAATCCAGTTGAATATCTCTAGATAGTTGGTCATATCCTCGTTTATCTTAAATGTAACATCCAACTCACCATATGTAATATGATCACCATACATAGGAACACTCTTCATTGGATTTGGTATATCAAAAGAACCGAGCGTGACACCGGGTAAGGTGATTGACTGTATAAAGAAGTTCATGTCGGGTGTTTTCTTTATTTGAAAATTAAACCCAACAGGTGATAACATATTTTTGTTTAGTTCAGGCATCGTATTTCCCTGTTATGATAATCTTAACTCTATCAATCTTAGTCATGTTGTAGAACAATCTCTCCGTTAGACAGATATATGTGCTTTTCTTTTCTTTTGTTGAACCGCTTGTTGTTTCATATCCAACACATAAAACAATGGGCGTTGAACTGTATATCTCTGCGCCTTCATGTTTAGCGATTTCATAAGCATTACCAGTCAAACTAATCCAATACAATACTATTGTTTGAAGCATATTGAATCTCTTTGTTCTATTGCTGATACTATTTATATGCCTTTAAAGGCAACTATGTTATTATACTCATATTGAAACACAATGTCAAGACAAAAAAAGACCCGCCGAAGCGGGTCTCAAAAGATGACTGATTAAAATCAGTTTCTTATTATTACAACAGGTTGTTAACGAAGGTGCGACGATAGTAGACATTAGAATCTACTGCCAGCGCGCCTGAGGTGGATCCTGCGCCTGCGTGGAAGGGGTTGGCTACCATTCCGTAACGGGTTTTGAATCCAATTTTTGGCTGAAAGGAATCTTGATCAACTGCACGAACCATCTGAAGAGGAACATATGGGCAGTAGAAGATGCCAGCGTCAAATGCATTCGAACCCTTATAACCGATAGTCATGTAGTTACCAGTTGTATAAGGATCGATGTAAACGCGATATCGACCGTTCAGTACACCAGCG